CCACCGCGCCCAGTGACTTTCCCCCCGGAGTGATCCGGGGCAACTTTGGGCGACCCAGAGAACATGCTTAATCTGCTTGTCCTCTTCGTCCGGTACCTCTTTCTCACGCCCGCAGACCTTGGAACAATCGCTGCTGCCATCCCTTGCCGTATGCTCTACGCGCTTGGGACGACCTGTTCCATTGAGTCACCGGCGTGGGTTTGGGCCCGGTTTGTCAGATGGTCCCTCGATCATAAGACGTATGCCATGTACGTCGAGGGACTCCCCTACGATACAGCGTGGCCGGACTTCTTCGAAGCCCGCCCGTACCCCTGGCCTATCGTTGCGAGCCCAACGTGGGGACTTCAAGACGAGCGCATGCACAGTCTCATCCCATTTGGAATGCCGTATTTCCACTTGTGGTCCGTGCAGATATACCCCTTGCCAGTGTGGGCCCCCACATGGCTCCGGGTGCTCGTCTATGTTTGGACCAGGGACTTTTCGGTAGTTGCCGCGTACGCGATGGCCGCGATCACAGTTAGTGCATTCGCCATAGCACTACTCGTCGGCATGTTTCGCTTACTCGCATGGTTTATTAGGTACACGTCACGGGTTGTGTACGTCACAATCTATGGCGAGGCACCTAGGCCCAATGATGCTGCCCTGGAAGACTACTACCCGCCGCCAGCGCCGGCACGGGAGGAGGGGCAACCACCCGTCGAGTGGCCACCTAGGGAGTGGTATCTCGACGTGCAGGAGAACAACAGAGGGACACGGTTGGGTATTCAGGTCGGGTTGAAGGTGCGCATGGACCTCAACCTCCCAAAGATGCTGACACCAACCGATCACGAGGCCGTTAAGGACCGTGTGAACTCTGCGTTGAAGGAGTACAAACATCTCCGCGTGCTGGATAGGCATGCAGTTTATCAGGTGGCTTATAGGGTGGCCTCAGAAGTGACTCGTGTAGAGTTGCAGACACACGAGGTCGTCTTTAACCCTGAGCAGGTGAGGCGTCGTGAGCGCATCGCCAGTGTACCCCTCGTTCCACTTGCACCCTGGCTGGGGAATGTGTTCCCAGCCTGGTTGTTGGGGTGGTGCGGGCTCTTGAAGCCCGCGCTTCAGAAAAACCAGTAGGCCCCGCCGTTGTTCCTTCTAGGAGTGTTAGCACCATAGTGCCTTGGGGACTCCAGGAGGAACTTCGGAGAGTGGGGCGACTACCAAAAAACCAGCGCCCGAGGTCGAGCGCTTGGGTTATTGAAAAACATGGACCGCGAGGCCCTCGACCCAGGCCAGTGTATAGATTGCAACACATGGCCACCTCGCTAATTTTCGCATCGTTCAATGACGCGATACTGAACGGGTGGACCGCGCTTTTGGAGCGCGTGTTCTACCATAATAAGAATGGCGTGTTCACCCGGCCCCACGTCCCCGCGAAGGGAGTAGTTGGCCGGTTGCTGTTGACTTTCGGGAGGCGTCTCAAAGGCATGCTACCCTCTGCCACACCTGTAGGCCGGATGAAATTTCCGGAGGCATACAGCGGTCGCAAGAGGCTGGTGTACCTCAGGGCAGCCCAGCGAGTCGACGCTAGTGGATTCCGCGACACGTACGCTTACCTCGATACCTTCTTGAAGCACGAGAAGATAGCGGTGCTAGATAAGCGTGCGGTGCCTCGTGTGATCCAACCCAGGCGTCCGGAGTATAACGTCGAGGTGGGACGTTACCTTCGCCATTTGGAACACGCAATCTACAGACGTATAGGCACCATTTGGGGCGGTCCCACAGTAATGAAGGGGTACAACGCCTACGAGCAAGGACGCATTTTTCACGAGGCATGGCGGTCTTATTCCAATCCCATGGCCGTTGGTCTCGACGCGAGTCGATTTGACCAGCATGTGAACGTCCCTCTGCTCGAGTGGGAGCACGACGTATACCAGCATTGTTATCCTGGCGACAAGTATTTGAGGAGGTTGCTGAAGCTTCAACTTGTGAACCGGGGTTTCATGCGGTGTCGAGACGGTATGATTGAGTATAGCAATGCCGGGGGTAGATGTTCTGGCGACATGAACACTGCCCTCGGTAATTGCCTACTCATGTGCGCTATGGTTTATTCCCTGTTAGAGCGCAGGGAGCTGGTCGGGCATCAACACCCACGAGTGCGTCTCATGAACAATGGAGACGACTGCGTGTTGATTGGGGAAAGAGATGACATAATCAGTCTCCTTCCCTCAGTGCAGCCTCATTTCGAGCAGTTCGGCATCGAGATGAAGGTTGAGAGACCCGTCCAGGTATTGGAGGAGGTGGAGTTCTGTCAGACTAGGCCGGTTGATGACGGAGTTGTGTGGCGGATGGTGCGAGACCCGCGGGTGTCCTGTAGCAAGGATGCCACGATCTTGGACTATCAATATGCCTTCATAACACCAGACACCCACATGAAGGGACTCGGATTGTGTGGACTGGCCTTAACTGCTGGACTGCCGGTACTCCAAGAGTATTACCTAGCACTCATTCGCGGGCGCGAGACGATCACGCCAGCAAACGATCAACGTCTATTAGAGTCTGGAATGTACCAATTGAGCCGTGGTCTCACCTTTGGCGGCGCCATTACCGTCACCGAAACCGCACGCCTTTCGTTCATGCGTGCTTTCGGGGTGTGTCCTAGTTCCCAGGTAGCGTTGGAATCCGCGTACCGGGAAGTCACAATCGGCAAAGGGCCTGTACAGCCCTACGCCGAGTGGTTCAATTGGATTTAAAGTGGGGTCGTGGGCCGTAATCGCCCAAAATGGTGCGCTCCGGCGCTCAATATTTCCATGCTAACCAGAATGCCGAGAGACTGCACGGCGCGTCCACAGGTTGGCCCACGATGTACAGTCCCAGTGTTGTTGCTGGCATCCCATACCCAACAAACCAAGCATGCCGCGTAAAGCCGCAAAGCCCTCCCCCCGGGCTCAGAAGGGGGCCAAAGCACCGCAGAAGTCTAAGTCATTCCCCGTCGCTTACTCCACAAAAGATGCGTCGCACGTCGCCACGATGACGTCCCGTAAGCAGGGCGTCATCATAAAACATCGCGAACTCGCTGGGTCCATATCCAGCGGCACGAGTCGCGGGTTTTACATGGTGCCCCTGAGTGCCGCGGTTCCAGGTTATGACATTAACCCTGGGACCCCGTTCATGTTCCCGTGGCTGTCTAACATCGCCCCGTCCTACGAGCGATTTCGATTCCACAAATTGAGTGTTGAACTTATCGGTAGCTCCCCGACCACTGTTCAGGGTCGCGTCTATGCTGCTATCGATTACGACTATAATGACCAGTGCGCTGATAGTAAGATCAACATGATGTCCAATCTCTCCGCGGTTGAGGGGCCTGTCTATGGCAACCTCAAACTCGTCGCGGATACGGGCCTCATGTTCCGCGATCTTCCTCAGAAGTACATTTCCATCGTTGATCGCACGAACTTCAGCGAAGCTCGGTGCGCTTTCGGGGGATACTTCATGTTCGCTTATGAAGTTGCCTCCGACAACGTGGCCCACGATATCTTCGTTGAGTACGAGGTTGAGTTGTTCATTCCAACCTACGACAAGCTCCTTCAGGATCAAGCCAACGAAGGTCAGGAATGGGGACAGCCGAACTTGCTTACAGACTATGGAAATGGCAGATTCCTGCGCGCCATCCAGGGTGCCAACACCGTGGCTGGTCCCATTCGCATGGCACTCAACGGTACCACTGGCACACCCCTTATGCAGTTTAAGCCCCATGGGGCATCTAGCGTGTTTACGCCGAACTCCGTGTACGATATTTCCGCTGCCCGCGGTCACGGTTCTTTCGAGCATACTCACGTGAGCACCTGTGTTGTTGACTCGCCTGCGCAGATCAACTCGTCTACTGAGTTGAGCCCTGATGTGGCGGTCTTCGACCAATCAGGCGTCATGTTGTCTCCAAGTCTCGTCGATCATTTGGCAAGGGCGATCTCCGCGAATAACGGAGTGTACGTCGGCCAGTCGATGGGAGATGGTGGGAACGCATACCTGGCCAAGTCGCTCGTGCGTCTGGCCACGCTCACTAGCGTCTACCCCACAGCTAAGTACCTCGCGCCGTACATCTTCGGGACCAGCGCTGGTTCCCCCAGCGTGCAGCAGGCGCTTTGGCGGTATATGTCTTAGACATCGCCTTCCGTCGGGAGACGGATGCGACGCCCGTGCAACAGAGAGAGGCGGTTACGAGTCAATCCGCGATAAACTCGTTATTCCACAGACTGTTGTACGCACGTCGAGCGGACCAAGTCCGCGTGCCACTATTGAAGGGGATCAAACCCCAGCTGCTCACCACAGCGGGCGTATAGTGGCACTGCCCTTAAAATGGGCCTACACCCCAAGAGTAGAACCGGGCAACCGGT